CTGGTACTCAAGGCATAACAGTCTTTAGTTCTAGTCTTACAGGTGGTACAGACGATAACGCACCAACTAACGGTGAATTAGCATTAGGTTATGATAAATTTGCTGATAGTGCAAGCGTTGACGTTAACTTACTTATGACTGGTCCTTCACATACAGGTGCTGACGCAACTGGAGATACCAAAGCAACTAAAGTTATTGACATAGTTGAAGCAAGAAAAGATTGTGTAGCATTTATTTCGCCTGCTAGAGCAGACGTTGTAAACGTAAGCGATCCTATTGCACAAACTGTTAATGTTAAAGCTTTTGCAGACGGTCTTGCTTCAAGTTCATATGCAGTTATTGATAGTGGATACAAATACATGTACGACAAATACAACGGCGTATATAGATATGTTCCATTAAACGGTGACATTGCTGGACTTTGTGCTAGAACAGACGCAGTTGCTGATAGTTGGTTCTCACCGGCTGGGTTTACAAGAGGTCAGATTAGAGGTGCAGTTAAACTTGCCTTTGATCCTAACCAAGCGCAAAGAGACGACTTATACAAAGCAAGAGTAAATCCTGTGGTAACATTCCCAGGACAAGGTACTGTATTGTTTGGTGATAAGACAGCTCAAGCGAAACCTAGTGCTTTTGACAGAATAAATGTTAGAAGATTGTTCATAACTATGGAAAAGGCAATATCAACTGCTGCTAAATTCCAACTCTTTGAGTTCAATGATGAATTTACAAGAGCGAATTTCAGAAACTTGATAGAACCATTCCTTAGAGACGTACAAGGTAGACGTGGTATCACAGACTTTAAAGTAGTGTGTGATGAAACAAACAATGTAAGTGCAGTTATAGATAGAAACGAATTTGTTGCAGACATATTTGTCAAACCAAATCGTTCTATTAACTTCATCAAACTTAACTTCGTAGCTACAAGAACAGGCGTTGCCTTTTCTGAAGTAGCAGGCGCATAGAGAGGAAATAAAAAATGGCAAACGTATCAGACTTTATCTCCAAACTTAAAGGCGGCGGAGCTAGACAAAATCAGTTTAAGGTTACAATGCCTTTCCCTGGTTTTGCTGCTGTTGGTGGCGAAACTGAGAACATGTCGTTCTTATGTTCTGCTACTCAACTTCCAAGTTCTGAGTTAGGAGAATTAACTGTAAACTTTAGAGGTAGACCAATACATATGGCTGGTGATAGAACATTCCAAACTTGGAGTACAACTATTATCAACGATACTTCTTTTGATATCAGAAATGCTATTGAAAGATGGTCAAATGGTATTAACAACCATAGTGACAACGAAGGTTTAAACAACCCTACTGATTATCAAGTGGACGCATTTATCGACCACTTAGATAGAAATGGTAATACAATCAAATCGTACACATTTAGAGGATTATTTCCTTTAACAATAGGTACAGTTGATTTGAACTATGATCCAGTAAGTGCGTTAGAGACTTTTGAATGTACATGGAGATACCAATACTGGGAAAGTAACACTACAACGTAATGTTGTGAATTTATAGCGGTCTCCGGGCCGCTATAAATAGAAATAAAAGATAATGAAAAGGAGAATGTAGTGGCAGAATTTTTTGGCTTTGAAATCAAAAGAGCAAGCACCAAAACAACTAGTCAAACGTTTACAGCACCATCAGCTGATGATGGCGTTCAAACGATTATGGGTGGTGGACATTATGGTACTTACTTAGATATTGAAGGAAAAGTAAACAACGAAGCAGATTTAATTAGAAGGTATAGAGAGGTTGCTATGCAACCTGAGTGTGACCAAGCGATTGAAGATGTTATCAATGAAGGTATAGTAATTGATGACAATAGAGAAACAATCAGACTGAACATGCATACAGTACCTTTCTCAACAGGTATAAAAAAGAAGATAGAAGAAGAATTTAATAATATTATTTCGTTATTGGAATTTGAACAAAAAGGACATGACATATTTCGTAGATGGTATGTTGATGGTAGAATAGTATATCATAAGATAATAGACCCTAAAAATATAAAAGGTGGTATTACTGAATTAAGATATATTGATCCTAGAAAAATTAAGAAAGTTCGTAAACCTAAGAAGACTGAGGGCGAACAAAGTTTTAAACCTAAAGACCAAAACGCACCACCAGTTGTAGATTTTGAAGAATTTTATATTTACAATGAGAAAGGTGTACAACCGGGAGCAAGTTCAACACAAGGTTTAGCAATTAGTAAAGATAGTATTGCTTTCTGTCCGTCAGGAATGATTGACCAACAAAGAAACATGATACTATCACATTTACATAAGGCAATTAAACCTGTCAATCAATTAAGAATGATTGAAGATAGTATTGTTATATACAGAATATCCAGAGCGCCTGAAAGAAGAATATTTTACATTGATGTAGGTAACTTACCAAAAGCAAAAGCAGAGCAATATCTAAAAGATGTAATGAACAGATATAGAAACAAACTTGTCTATGACGCAAGTACAGGTGAAATAAGAGACGATAGACAATACATGTCTATGTTAGAAGACTTTTGGTTACCAAGACGAGAAGGTGGTAGAGGTACAGAAATTACTACACTACCAGGTGGTTCTAACTTAGGTGAAGTAGAAGATATCAAATACTTTCAAAAGAAACTTTACAAGTCATTAAACGTTCCTGTATCCAGATTAGAAGCTGAAGGTAGTTTTAATATGGGTAGAGCAACTGAGATTAATAGAGACGAGTTAAAGTTTAGTAAATTTGTTGATAGACTAAGAACAAGATTTAATGCTTTGTTCCATGATTTATTGAAAACACAATTAATACTAAAAGGTATTATATCAATAGAAGATTGGGAAAACAGTTTAGCAAGAACAATCAGATACAACTATGTAAATGACGGTTACTATGCTGAAATAAAAGAAGCAGAAATGTTAAAAGAAAGAATGGAAATTTATCGTAACTTGAAAGATAGTGAATTGATAGGTAACGTTTATTCTAAAGAGTGGGCAATGAAGAATGTTTTAAAAATGACTGACATTGACATTGACGAAGAAAAATCTAAAATAGAAAAAGAAAAGGAGGCGGAAGCGCCACCAGAAGGAGAAGATGATGACACAGGACAATTCTAACCCAACAAGAGATATGATTGACGCTTTGCAAAAAGGTGATAACTTAGGTGCTGAAACGGCATTTAAATCTGCTTTATCAAATAAAGTAGGTACTGAGTTAGATGACAAACGTAAAGACGTTGCGTCAACAATTATGGCAAAAGAACCGGAAACAAACAATGATAACGCTGAACAATCTACGGAAATTGACGACTGAAAAAAACGAACATAAACGTTCACTAGTCTATAAGAAATTAGCGCCAAAATCAAAAGAGGCGGTAGATGACGTATATACTCAGCTTGAAAAGAAACCGGGACAAGTGTTAATGAATTTTAGTAAAGTTATGAATGACGTTACTAAGAAGTATAAAGTACAAAGAAAAGATATCGAAGCCTATTTTAAAAAAGAAACTGGCATAACCATATAAACAAAAAGGAGTAGAAATGGCGGTAGTAAACAAAAGAACATTAGTGGATAGTGGTACTAGACATGTAGTAATGTTTGAAATTAACAATGCAACAAATGACGCAGTACAAGTAATTGACGCTTCAGCATTGACAGGACATGTTTCAAACCCTACACTAGACATTAGTTCTATTAAATGGAATACAACAGCTGCGACAAGCGACGTTGCAATAGAATTTGACGCAGGCACAGATAGTCATGCTATATCACTACATGGTAGTGGCGAGTATGGGTATCATGGTAAACAACCAAACATATCAAACCCAGAAGCAACAGGTGTAACTGGTGATATTGTTATTACAAATGCGAGTGCTGTAACAGGTACTTTTATTTTAGAAGTTAAAAAGACTAAAGGTTATACTGCCTCAGGACAGACTAGATAATGGCTGATACAGTATCAACTCAAACTATAACAGACGTTGCAGGTTCTAAAACTGTAATGAAGTTTACGAACAAATCTGATGGTACAGGAGAGAGTTTAGTAGAGAAGATGACGAGTGCAAATTTAAATCACTTGTCAACTTCTACTAAAATTGCTAGAGTGATTTATAGTGTAAACACTACGGACCCTAAGGGGTCCGTAGAAATCCTATTTGAAGGAACTACTAACGCAACGGCGCTGTTTTTATCTGGTCAAGGCACGATAGATTTACAGACGCCGGCAATACAAATAGCTAACAATGCAGGTACTCCTACAGGTGATATTCTGTTCTCTACGCACAATTTCGTAAACGGAGACAGTTATTCTATCATTTTAGAGGTACGATAACATAAATAGGACTAAAGGAATAAACATATGAAACTAATTACAGAGGAACTTACTGACGTTAAATTGCTTGCAGAAGCAGATGAAAACGGCAAAAAGTCACACAAAATAAAGGGGATATTCATGCAGGCGAATATTAAGAACCGTAATGGTCGTGTTTATCCTATGGAAGTTTTAGAAAACGAAGTAAACAGATATAGAAAAGAATTTATCAATAAAAAGAGAGCATTTGGTGAGTTAGGACATCCTGACGGACCAACTGTAAACTTAGAGAGAGTGTCACACTTAATTACATCATTAGAAGGCGACGGCAAAGGTAACTACATTGGCGAAGCAAAAGTGACTGATACACCTTATGGTAAGATTGTGAAGTCTTTGATAGACGAAGGCGCACAACTAGGAGTTTCATCAAGGGGCATGGGTTCTTTGGAGAATAAAGGCGGTACTAACTATGTAAAATCAGACTTTTACTTAGCAACTGCTGCCGACATTGTAGCAGACCCATCTGCTCCATCAGCATTTGTACAAGGTGTTATGGAAGGTAAAGAGTGGGTATGGGACAATGGTATCGTTAAAGAAAAAGATATTTCTGAGATACAACAAGAGATTGAAGCTGCTCGTAGTTTTGAGTTAGCTGAAAAACAAACTGCTGCTTTTGAAAAATTTATGCGAAAAGTTGCAAAATAATAAATAGTAGTACGCAAATTAATTAATTAATTTTGACTTATAGGAGAGTTAAAAATGGAAGAAAATAAAACAATCGTTTCTGAAGCTCCTAAGGGTGCAGACGCTCCAAAAGCAGGCGCAGGTAAAGCTGAGCCAATGCAGAAAATGGGTGATTTTGAAGATGGCGGAAAAGCAGTGACTTCTCCAACAGACACAAGTTCAACTGACCATGCAAAAAAAGCTAAAAAAGATACGTCCGCTCCTACGAAAGGCGCAGCTACAGCAGAACCAATGCAAAAATTGAATGCTGAAGATGAAAAAGAAAACGATAAAGTAAAAAAAGAAGCGGCACATGATGACGCTGATGAAAAAGAAGACGATAAAGAAAAAGAAATGTCTGAAATGCCGAAAACAAAAGCTGGTATAATTCAAGCTATGTATGACGCAATGGGCAAAAAGAAAAAATCAGACTTAGCCGCTTCATACGGAAAAATGATGGCAGCTATGAATGGCGACGAAGATGAAAAAGACATGGACGAAGCTAAACATTCTGACGAAGAAGATAAAGAGAAAAAAGAAAAAATGGAAAAAAGAGTTAAAGACATTGACGTAAAAGAAGATGTTGCTGCTCTAGTTTCTGGTGATGACACTTTATCTGAAACTTTTAAAGACAAAGCTGCTACTATCTTTGAAGCTGCTGTTAAATCAAAAGTGAAAACTGAGATTAGCAGATTAGAAGATGAGTATTCTGCTGAGTTATCTGAAGCAACTGAAACATTCAAAAACGATTTAACAAACAAAGTTGACAATTACTTAAACTATGTTGTTGAACAATGGATGTCAGAAAACGAACTTGCTATTGAAAAAGGTATCAAGGGAGAAATTGCTGAAGACTTTATTGGTGGTTTAAAACAATTATTTGAAGACCATTACATTGATATACCAGATGAAAAGTATGACGTACTTGAAGCTAAAGAAAACGAAGTTGAAGAGCTGAAAGCTAAGTTAAACGAAACAACTGAGAAATCAATGGAAATGAAAAAACAAATTAACGAATTTTCAAAAGATGAAATTTTAGACGAAGTAACTTCAGGTCTTGCAGACACGGAAGTTGAGAAACTAAAATCATTAATTGAAGATGTTAGTTACGACGGTGCAGACGAGTATAAGAAAAAGTTAACTACTATTAAAGAAAGTTACTTTGGAAATGCTAAATCAGCACCTGCTGAAACGGTAAACGTTGACGCACAATCTAACTCCGAAGATGGTAACACAGTAACAGATATGTCTGATAGCATGTCTCGTTATACGGATGCAATCAGTAGGGTAAAAAGTAGAGATATCTACTAACAATTAAAAACTAAGGAGAGACTTAAATGTTTAATTCGCAAAACTTACAAGAGAAATGGTCTCCAGTTCTTAATCATGCGGACTTGCCAAAAATTGACAATCCGTACAAAAGAGCTGTGACATCAGTAATCTTGGAAAACCAAGAAAAAGCGGCGAAAGAAGACAAAGCATTCTTAGGTGAAATTGCAAACGTAACAGGTAGCGCAGTTGCTAACTGGGACCCTATTTTGATTTCACTTGTAAGAAGAGCAATGCCAAATCTTATTGCCTACGACATCTGTGGTGTACAACCAATGACTGGTCCAACTGGTCTTATCTTCGCTATGAAGAGCAGATTTACTTCTAACTCAGGAACTGAAGCTTTATTTAATGAAGCGGATTCAGATTTCTCTGGAACTGGAACACATTCAGCAACATTGAATCCTGGTTTAATGAACGACACAACAACATCCGTTACTGCTGGTACTGGTATTGCAACAGCGACTGCTGAAGCTTCATCATCATTTGCAGAAATGGCATTCTCAATTGAGAAATCAACTGTAACAGCTAAGACTAGACAGTTAAAAGCTGAGTACACAATGGAACTTGCACAAGACCTTAAAGCAATTCACGGCTTAGACGCTGAAACTGAACTTGCTAACATTCTTTCTGCTGAGATCCTTGCTGAAATCAATAGAGAAGTTGTGAGAACAATTTACGAAAAAGCTAAAAAAGGTGCTAACACTAATACAACTACATCTGGTACTTTTGATTTAGATACGGACTCTAACGGTAGATGGTCTGTTGAAAAATTCAAAGGACTAATGTTCCAAGTTGAAAGAGACGCTAACGTAATTGCACAAGAAACGAGAAGAGGAAGAGGTAACATTGTTATTTGTTCTTCAGACGTTGCTTCTGCTTTACAAATGGCGGGTATCTTAGATTACGCTCCTGCGTTAAACAACAGTTTAAATGTTGATGACACAGGTAACACTTTTGCTGGTACTCTAAACGGTAGATACAAAGTGTACATTGACCCTTATGCGTCAAACAACACAGCGGCACAATACTACACAGTAGGTTATAAAGGTACTTCACCTTATGACGCTGGTATGTTCTATTGTCCGTATGTACCTCTACAAATGGTTAGAGCAGTTGGTGAGAACACTTTCCAACCAAAAATTGGTTTCAAAACAAGATACGGTCTTGTAAGAAATCCATTTGCGGAAGCAAGTGCTCAAGCTTCTGACACAGGTACTGACCAAGCAAACATCTATTACAGAATGGTTAAAGTTACTAACCTAATGTAATATTACCTTTGCGGTGTAAATTATAAAGAGAGGGGAATTAATTTTCCCCTCTTTTTTTTTGGAATAAATAATCATATGAAAATACTAATACAATATCTCTGGATAACAATCATATCGCTTATCATATTAGTGTGTGCTATGATGATACCTACATCTAAGGATCCTTTACCTTTAGAAGAAAAAATGGATGAGATAAGAGAAAAAGAAAAAGTATTAACAGATACAGAAAAAGAATTAAAGAAATTATCAGACGATAAAGCGTGGGAAGAGGTAGATGAGACAACAACTATCATAACACCACTACCTAAACCAGGGACAGACATTAGGGGTTAGACTAAATAGTAATATGACAGATAGTACAATAACTACTAAACAACCAAGTGGTGCAGGTTTAGATTACGCTGATCCTACTAAGTTTAAATTTCAGATGGTAAAATTACCACTTGTAGAGTTTAATACAGTAGCAGCTCAAATACCAGATGTATCATTATCAGAATTAAATCAACCTACTCGTTTACAACAACTGAAAATACCAGGTAATGATATGACGTTTAGTGATTTAACAATTACTTTCTTAGTTGATGAAGAATTACAAAACTATAGAAAAGTACATGAGTGGATGGCAGCTTTAGCACAAGTTGATAGTGATGAGAAATTTCAAGCACTATTAGCAGAAGGACAAGATAGAATGCCAAACTCTCAAACAAGAGGCATACAAAGTGAACCAGGTAAATCTGGTTTAGCAACACCTGATGGTGCAATATACTCAGACGCAAAACTAGTACACTTAACAAATAGAAACATACCTAAAGTAGAGATATCATTTATAGATTGTTATCCTAAAGCTTTAAGTGCAATAGAATATAATCAAAACAATACAGATGTTGAATATATCACAGCACAGGTAACATTTGGTTATAAGTACCACGAGTATTCTACACCATTTTAATTAAAAACTTGCCAAATTGGCAAAAACGTGATATAATATTATGATGAAATATATAAATGAATTGAGATTTAAACTAGAAATATTGTGGATTGACCACCCACATAAAATTATGTTTAGTTTAGGTTTTATTATTGGAGCAATTTTACTATGAACTTAGAAGAACTACAAACACAAGCAGAAAAAGATTTAAAGATAGACGATACTGAACTAGATAGAGAAAGTTTAGCAACACCAATCTTACACGCCAAATACCTTAAACACTTTTCCACATACTCACTTATGTTAACAAAAGCAAAAAGTGAATACTCACAACTATACAAAAGCAAATGGTTGTTTTACTTAGGTAAAGCAGAACCAGAGGCATACAAAGATAATAACTTTGAATTAAAAGTATTACGACAAGATGTAGGTACATTTATTGACGCTGATACTGATATTATTAAACAGAAACAAAAAGTAGATTACTTAAACGTAGTAAACAGTTACCTAGAGAATATACTTAAACAAATATCTAATCGTGGTTTTCAGATAAAGAACGCAATAGATTGGAAAAAATTTACGGAAGGCGGAATATAATATGATTTTTTGCATTGGTAATGGCGAAAGTCGTAAAGACTTTGATTTAGAAACATTAAGACCACATGGTAAAATATATGGTGCTAACGGACTGTATAGAGATTTTACACCTGATATATTACTTGCAATGGATTATAATATATGCCATGAGATATATCGTAGTGGTTACGCATTTGAAAATATATGTTATCTAAGACAATGGTCAAAGAACCCAGCAACTGTATATGAAAACTTGTTTAAAAGAGAAACAGTTGATAAGTTTATAGGTAAAGATATTGCAGAACCTAAATTAACTCATTTAGATGAACACGAATGGGAAGGTGAAAAGAAGAAATTTTTTGTTTGTTGGGCAAACAATAGAGACTTAATGGCAAAACTAAGAGAAGATAGAATAAAGAATGGTTGGAATGAAGATGATTTAAAACTATATCTATCTAAAGACCAAGAAGGTTATCTAATTACATGGACAAAGAGAAAAGACAAAGTACAAGGTCTTGGTAAGTATTACTATGAAAAGACTAATGCAGGTACTTTGATTGCTTTGATGGCGTCTGATAAAGATAGTAAGATATATCTAATAGGTTATGATTATTATAGTGAGACTGAACAAGTCAATAACATATACAAAGGTACAAAAGGTTATGTAGGTAAGAGTGCAAGTGCAATCAAACCTAAGAACTGGTTAGACCATACTGAAAAATTATGTAAGAAATATCCTCAACATGAATATGTACATGTAGGTAAACCTATTGATAAATTCAAAGACATACCAAACTTGACTAATATCTCATATGCAGAATTAAATGAGCGAATTAAAAATAACAAAGTTTAACGAATCCTATATTAAGTGTACAAGTGAAGATTTAGGACTGTTACAGTCTTTATCTGATTTTTTTACATTTCAAGTACCAGGTGCCAGCTTTATGCCGTCTGTAAGAGCAAGACGTTGGGACGGTAAAATAAGAATGTTTAGTAAAGCAACTGGTAAAATTTACTATGGGTTACTACCGTATATAAACGAATTTTGTCGCCGGAACGCACATACAATCACACACGAAGCACCTGAAACCATTGGTGTGAACCATCCTACCAATCTTTTTTCCAAGTATATTGATGGTTTATCTATACCTAACATCAAACCAAGAGAATATCAAATAGGAGCGGTTCAACATGCAATCAATAATAAACGTGCTGTATTAGTATCGCCAACTGCTTCAGGTAAGTCTCTAATCATCTATTGTATTATACGAATGATAAGAGAAAGTGATGGAAAGATATTATTAGTAGTACCAACTACATCACTAGTAGAACAAATGTATAAAGACTTTATATCATATGGGTATGACGCAGAAACAAATGTACAAAGAAAGTATTATGGTTATGAGATAGATGAAGATAAGAAGATAGTTGTATCTACATGGCAATCTCTGGCAACATTTGATAAGAAATACTTTGAACAGTTTGATTGTGTAATAGGTGATGAAGCACACTTATATAAATCAAAAGAATTACAAAAGATTATGGCAGCTTGCATTAATGCCAAGTTTAGAATAGGTACAACTGGTACACTAGATGATAGTAAAGTACATAAGTTAGTATTAGAAGGTCTCTTTGGACCTGTTCACTATGTTACAACTACAAAAGAATTAATAGATAAGAAACAATTAGCGGATTTAAAAATAGAATGTATTGTCTTAAAATATCCAAAAGAAGAATGTATGCAAATAAAAAATGCTAAGTTCCAAGACGAGATTGACTATATAGTAACACACGAAAGAAGAAATAAGTTTTTAACTAATCTGGCAATCGACCAAAAAGGTAATACTCTAGTTCTATTTCAGTATGTAGAAAAACATGGAAAACCTTTACATGACCAAATAAAGGCAAAAGCAAAAGACCGTAAAGTATTTTTTGTTTACGGCGGAACAGAAACAAATGATAGAGAAAGAATTAGAGCAATCACAGAAAAGTTGGACAACACGATTATTGTCGCTTCTTACGGGACGTATAGCACTGGTATCAATATTCGTAACTTACACAACATTATTTTTAGTAGCCCTACTAAATCACCTATAAGAGTTTTACAATCTATAGGTCGTGGTTTAAGATTAGGTGAGCAGAAAGATACTGCTAAAGTGTATGATATATCTGACGATTTTACTTATAAAGAAAAGAAGAACTTTACAATCCAGCACTTTTTGGAAAGGATAAATATTTACAATGAACAACAGTTTGATTATGATATACACACGGTGGACTTGATATGAGAACTCCAAAGAAAGGAAGTAAAGTGACTACTAACCCTAAAGAGACTATTAAGAAGATACCAACACCTAGAATAGTAAAGTTAAATTCAGGTGAACAACTTGTTGCCATAGTAATGGTACAAGATAACTCAGATTTTATAAGATTAGAAGAACCTTACATTATACAGTTACACCCACATGACTTTTTGGGAGACTATATGATGGAAGAAAAGATGACAATTAAACCTTGGTTATTCAAGTCTAAAGATAAAGTAATATCTATACATAAAAATAATATTTTATGTTTTGCAGTTCCTACAGATGATATTTCTGAGTATTATATGAATATTCGTAGTGGAAAACTAAGACAATCGCCTGAAGAAATAAAGAAACACAGAGCCGCTGCTTTTGGTAAATTGTTAGACCAATTGGGCGATGTTGAGTATGACGAGACACAAGACTACTTAATGGGTAAGAAGACAGTACACTAAGGTAACTCTAAGGTAATCTATCTCTGAAGGAGGCACATGCCTATTATATACCATTTTGTTCAAATTGTCAAGCGCTTAAACCAAAAAAAATGAAAATAATTTATTACTACAAAATCTAGTATAACAGCTTGACTTTTTTACTAGATTGTGATATAATAGGGTAATATTTTAAAAAGGAATATAATATGAAAAATACACAACCAATCAAGGTTCCTAAAAAGAAAGAGCATTATGTCTCTAATAAAGAATTTTTAGTTGCCATGAAAGAATATAAATTAAAGTGTATAGCGGCAGAAAAGAAAAAGAAACCTAGACCACCAATAACTGATTACATTGGTGAGTGTTTTCTAAAGATTGCTAATCATTTATCATATAGACCAAACTTCATTAATTACACTTATAAAGAAGATATGATATCTGATGGTATAGAAAATTGTTTACAATATGTTTCTAACTTTGATCCAACAAAATCAAATAATCCATTTGCTTACTTTACACAAATAATATACTACGCATTTATAAGAAGAATCCAAAAAGAAAAGAAACAAACAATTATTAAACAGAAACTAATAATGAAGTCTGGTTTAGATGAGTTAGTTTCACAAGAAGCAGATAATACAGAATATCAAAACGCATATGCTGACTTTTTAAGAAAGAATATGGTAGAGATAGCACCTGATAAACCAAAAGAAAAGAAACCAAGGAAGAAAAAAGTATCTAAACTAGAATACTTTATGCAATGAAAAATATTATAGTTGTGGGTGGTGGTAGTGCAGGCTGGATGTCAGCAGCTACACTCATTCGTACCTTTCCTGATAAAAATATAACTGTAATAGAAAGTCCAGATGTATCTACAGTTGGTGTAGGTGAAAGTACATTAGGTCATATCAATGGTTGGTTAAATTATCTCAACATTGAAGACAAAGACTTTATGCCTTACTGTGACGCTAGTTATAAGTTATCAATTAAATTTACAGACTTCTATAAAAAAGGTGCAGGTTCATTTCATTACCCATTTGGCAGACCATATTATTGGGACGATAAAGAAAGAAACAAATGGTACTTTAGAAAACAATTATTAAATTTACCTAATAGTGATTATGCTGAGTGCATGTCACCCAATGTATTAATTTCTAATGCTAATAAAATAAGTGATATTAATGATATTTTACCTAACTACAATTTTAAAACAGATACCGCTTATCATTTTGACGCCACTAAATTTGGTTTATGGTTAAAAGAACATTATTGTTTACCAAGAGGTGTGAAACATGTATTAGAAAATGTAAATCTTGTACAACAAAATGATAATGGTGTATCACATATCAATTCACATGAATGTGATTTAGTCATAGACTGTACAGGTTTTAAATCTATGATATTAAATAAAGTTGGTGGTGATTTTATATCTTACAATGATATATTACCTAATGATAGTGCATGGGCAACAAGAATGCCATACACAAACAAAGAACAACAACTAGAACCATATACAAATTGTACGGCGATAGATAATGGTTGGGTGTGGAATATACCTAGTTGGGAAAGAATTGGTACTGGTTATGTTTATTCAAGTAAATATATCAATGATGATGACGCATTAATACAATTTAAACAATACTTAGGTAGAGACGATTTAGAATTTAAAAACATCCGTATGAGAGTTGGCAGACAAAAAGAAATGTGGATAAAAAATGTATGTTCAATTGGTTTATCTGCCGGATTTATAGAACCATTAGAGAGCACAGGTCTTTTACAAACACATACGTTTATAATGAAACTAGTATCTAATTTAGAACGAGGTGATTTTTCACAATGGGATAGAGACACACACAACTTAGAGTGTAATAGTATTTTTGATGAGTATGTTACATTTGTTGCCATGCATTATGCCTTATCATTAAGAGACGATACACCATATTGGCAAGATGTAAGAAAAAGAAGTTTGGTACATTTAAAAGAAGTACAATCTTTAATGAATGCCAAAATGCAAGATTACTATTTTAACCCATTAGGTGGTATGCATTATATAGCAACAGGTTTAAATTGGCAGGCAGTATCATTATTAGATGTAGAACAATTATTGTATGACCCGGATACAAAAGAGATAAACGAAGAATGGACAAATCATTTAGAACAAAACAAACAAGATTGGCAAAAAATAGTAAATACTATGCCATCTTTATATCAATATTTAAAAGACAACATATATGAAAATCGCCCTAGTTAACGACACACATTTTGGATGTCGTAATGACAATCCAAATTACCATGAATACATGTATAAGTTTTGGCAAAAACAATTCTTTCCATACTTAGAACAAAACGATATCAAAACAATTATTCATTTAGGTGATATATTAGATAGACGTAAGTATGTAAACTTTAAAACACTTACTGATTTTAATAATAAGATAGTAAGTCAATTTAAGAAATATGATACACACTTTATAGTAGGTAACCATGATACCTATTACAAGAACACAAATGAAGTAAACGCACCTAAAGAATTGTTAAGTCAGTTTAAAGTTTATTCAGACCCACAAAAGATTACAATTGCAGGACATGATATATTGATTATACCATGGGTAACACCTGAAAACTACGATAGAACTAAAATGATGTTAGAACAAGAAACAGCAGACATTGTTATGGGTCATTTAGAGATTAAAGGTTTTGAAATGCATACTGGACACCATTCAGATGTAGGTGTAGAAAAAGAAATGTTTAAAAGATTTGAAACAGTATTATCTGGTCACTTTCATAAGAAATCAGATGATGGTCATATATTTTACCTTGGTTGTCAATATGAAATGACTTGGTCAGATTATAAATGTCCTAAACACTTTCACATTTACGATACAGAAACAAGAGAACTTACACCAATACGAAACCCTTTAACAATACATCATAAAATATATTACAATGATGAAACTACAGATTATAAGAACTTTGATTTTAATGAATGTAATAACAAATACATTAAACTTATAGTAGAAAAGAAATCAGACTACTTTATGTTTGATAAATTTGTTGATGATATTTACCAAAAGTCTAATGTATATGATTTAAAAATTATAGAAGATTATTCAGACTTAGACGCTTCAACAGTAAATGATGATATAGTTGAAAAGACGGAAGATACACCAACTTTACTTGATACCTATATAGAACAAACAGATACGAATTTAAATAAAGATAGATTAAAAACTTTAATGAAAAGTTTATATACGGAGGCATTTGACTATGAGTAATTACGACCACAAATATGAATATAAAAATATGTACTTTGGTCCTTACATCTATCATTGTAAATTAGACCCACAATTTTGTAAAGATTTATTAGAACAAGGTGATAAAACTACAGATAGATATTTACAAGAAGACGGTACATATACTAATCAAATTATTAAAGATAGTTTAGCAGGTGATTTAAAAACAGGACATGAAAGACAATTTGATGGCAAACAACAAAGATGGTTTAATAAAAGTTTAAAAGATGTGTTTACACATTATACAAAAGAACGTATGAACTTTCATAACTATATTTTTGTACCAGATTATGTAATAGAGAACGTATGGATTAATTATCAACATGCCAATGAATATCAACCTGAACATACACATTCTGGTGACTTTAGTTGGGTAATCTATTTACAGATACCAGAGGGCATGAAAGCAGAAAGAGAAAATTATAAAAAGAAAGGTCCTGGTCCTGGTTGTATTGCATTTAGTTATGGCGAGACAAGTGGCAATCCAGATGTAACTTTTCCTTGGGTAACAAATATTCACATGGGAGTACCTGAAGCAAATGAAATGTATATCTTTCCGTCTCAGTTAAAACATGCTGTGCCACCATTTAAGTGTGATGGTGTAAGAATATCAGTAAGTGGTAATGGTGCGTTTCAAAGACCAGATAGTAAACTATATGTTATGGGAGAAAAAAGATACGAAGTATGATAGTATTTGAAAAGATTAAATGGAAGAACTTTCTTTCAACAGGACAACAAGGTATAGAAATAGATTTAAACAAAGACGAAACAACACTTATTATAGGTCATAACGGTGCAGGTAAGTCAACTATACTTGACGCATTGTGTTTTGCTTTATTTAATAAAGCTTTTAGAGATATAAAGAAAGAACAATTAATTAACAGTATTAACTTAGGTGGTACTGAGATAGAAGTAAACTTTACCATTGCACAAAACAAGTATAGAGTAGTACGAGGTATTAAACCTAATATATTTCAGATATACTTAAATGGTGAAATGATAAACCAAGAAGCAACTATAGCTGACCAACAAAAACATTTAGAGAATAATATACTTAAATTTAACTATAGAAGTTTTACTCAGGTAGTAATCTTAGGTAGTAGTACATTTGTTCCTTTTATGGAATTGAAGTCACCACATAGACGAGAGGTAGTAGAAGACATTTTAGATATTAAGATATTTTCAGTAATGAATATGTTAGTTAAAATGCAAATCAAAGAAGTTACTGAACAGATAAGAGATATTGATAGAGATATACAAATAACAAAGAGTAAGGTAGAAACTCAACAACAATATTTACAAGATACAGGTAAACAGAATACAAAAGTTATAGATGATTATAATTCTAAGATAGAAGATAATAAACAAGCAATAGACAAGTATTCAACACATGTTGATGGTATCAATAAACAGATAACAAATATTAAAACAACAATACTAGATGAAGATAAGGTAAGACAACAAGTTAAGAAACTGAATAGTTTTGAAACACAATTTGAAAGTAAAGTAAATCAATGTACAAAACATAAGAAGTTTTATGAACTCAATGATAACTGTCCTACTTGTCAACAAAGTATTGACCCACAATTTAAATCAGAAAAGATTGCTGATGAAAACAAATCACTTATTAAATTTAATCAGGCATTAGCAGATGTTGCCAAAGAGATTACAACTAAACAAAATAGATTACAAGCAATTGCTAGTGTACACGAAGAAATAAAAGTATTAGAGATTGATAGTGTTAAGTATGAACAATCAAAAAATGAGTTACACAATATTAACACAAAACTGGCACATAATATTGAACAGTTATCACAACAAAGTGAAGACACAGGTAAAGCAAAAGGTAAGTTAGAAGAATTAGAAAATCAATTACAAGAATATGAAAATTCAATAAGAACTAAAAAAGAAGAAACTGATTACCTACAAGCGGCAAGAGTAATGTTAGCAGATACAGGTATCAAAACAAAAGTTATTAAACAATACTTGCCTATTATGAACCAGTTAATTAACAAGTATCTTGCTAGTATGGATTTCTTTGTTAACTTTAAATTAGATGATGAGTTTAAAGAAATAATAAGAAGTAGATTTAGAGACGATTTTAGTTATACAAGTTTTAGTGAAGGTGAGAAGATGAGAATAAATCTTGCATTGTTATTTACATGGCGTGCTATTGCTAAAATGAAAAACAGTATATCAACAAATCTATTATTACTAGATGAAATATTTGATAGTAGTTTAGACGGACAAGGCACAGACGATTTCTTAAAGATACTAAACACACTAGAAGGTGAGAATGTTTTTATTATATCTCACAAGACAGATATTATGGCAGACAAATTTAAACAACAAATAAGGTTTGAGAAAGATAAGAACTTTACAAGGATAGTAGAATGAAAATAACAATTGCTAGATTAAGAAGTGGAACAAATTACAAAGAACCGTTATTAGATATTATGGATTCTTTTTATGAGTTATATAAAAAATATCAAATACAAAGACCACAACATCAATATGGATATTACAACTTTGGTTTTGGTTTTGCAAACAGACAAAAAATGGATGATATTAAAGATAGTGATGTTATTCTAATACCAAGTGAGAATGAGTTTACATTCCATATCAAAAATTTTCAGGACAATAGACAAGTATTTCGTAGTAACGAAAAGGTACAAGAGATAGGTGCCATGTTGGCAGACAAACATATTATTATAATGAGAAGTGATAGAGCAGATAATGAAGAACTATACAGAAACAAAACATTTAAAGGATTTGATATAGGTAAGGTAAGTATATTAGATGAAATAGATATTGAAGGTGGCATACATGCTATGAAGTATCATTTTATCACAGACGCAATACCACCTAAACTAGAAGAAGGTACAAGAGCATATGATTTTGTATATTGGGGTACAGACAAAAGAAAGACGGCAGATAATGTTGATAGTGGAGATATAAGACACACTTTCTTTAAACAAATATACAAAGAGAAAAAAATTAGTGCATACTGGATTGGTAAGTTTTCAGGTGTACAAAGAGATAAGAAAATAGATAAGATGAGAAATCTATTACCACACTTAACAAATGGTAAAACAACAATGTGTTTTAACTGGATGAGTGAGACAGCAACAACAAGTAGATACCACGAAGCATTAGCATGTGGCATAATACCATTTGTTCATATGAAATATGACGTAAACAATACAATAGTTGGAAACGAATGGCAAAGGGTAACAGATGTAGAACATTTATATTCTAAAATTGAAGAAATGAGAACAAATAATAGCTGGCAAGAAAAGTATAATGAGATATTAGAAGACTATAAACGAAGAACATTGAAGTCAAAAGAGTGGTATTACAACGCTTTTCAATCAAGGCTTGACAATTTGATTAATTTGTGATAGGATATAGACTATATTATGGCAGAAAAAATTATAGACCCTTTATTAGAAAAGCAATGGGAGACCTTTCAACAAGAAAACCCTACACCTTACGAACATATAGATACAAACGAACTTAAAGAACGTTTAATTACTGAACTAGGTTATGTGTCTGGTATGACGGTAGAAGAATATACGTTATATCAAAAATGGTGTGAAGTTAAAAACAAGTATCCTGCTCAGACAGTAAACACTTTATTTGGCGAAGAAAGTCAATTAGTAGATTTATCAAAAGACAAACTATTAACTCATGTAAAGAACAATATATGGTCACCTCAGGATCCTATGGATTTTGAGAAGTTACAACCAGAACTAATCTATACAAAAGATAGTCCAGAATTACCACAATTGTGGAACGCAATAAGAACATTTGCCTCTACAATGAAAAACAATAACAATATAGGTCGTAATCTAAACTTTATAGTAAGAGATAAACCAACAAAGAAATATCTAGGTGTCATTTGTATATCAAGTGACTTTTTAGATTTAACACCTAGAGATAGTTACATAGGTTGGGATAGAGAACGTAAAACTAAAAAGATGATTAATCACACGGCGATAGGTAGTACGATTGTGCCACTACAACCACTAGGTTATAATTACACAGGTGGTAAGTTACTTGCGTTGATGTGTTTATCAGATAAAGTACAAGAGACATGGAAAAAAGAATATGGCGATACAATGGTTGGTGTTACAACTACAAGTTTATATGGTAGTTTTAGTCAATATCAAAATTTAAGACATTGGAAGAAAAGAGGTCATAGTGCAGGTAGTGTATCATACGAAGCAACAAAACCTACTATTCAAATGTTAAGAAAGTGGATTATGGAAAATCACACCAGAAAATACTTTGAATGGTATAGTGCTACAAAAACTACAGGTCAACCATATAAGAGAGACCACAGAAATAGAAGTCATACATTTGCATATAGTAAACTAGGTATACCAAAAGAGTTAACAAAGTCAGACCACAGTAGAGGTATTTATTTTTCCACACTATATGATAATACAAGAGAATTTTTACGAGAAGAAATACCTGAAGATAAACTAGTCAAAAGTTTTGAGAGTAGCGTTGACGCATTATCAGAATTATGGCGAGAACGTTATGCTAGAAAGCGTATTAAATCATTGATTGACCAAACAAGGACAAACATGGAGACGCTTTACTATGATGACTTGATACATTTAACATGGGAAGAAACCAAGGAAAAGTATCTAAAACAGGTAGGAAGATAAGAACAAAACAAGAACATAGGCTGTGCGATATGACGCACCAGCAATAAATCGTTGATTTATAAAGGTTCTTTTTTTGTATTTTATGCCAATATATGTTGACTTTTTAACCAAATTGGTATAGGATATACAGTATATTATGAAAACGAGGTCAAATATGAATACTATTTCAAAAGAGCAAAAATCAAATCTTGCTAAATTACTTGCAACAGAAAATCTAAATGTAGAACACCGTAAAGTTAAGACAGCACACTTTGTACCTAAGACTAGAACTTTATGTCTTCCAATATGGGACAATATGTCTAATGACCTTTATGACTTATTATGTGGACACGAAGTTGGTCACGCATTATGGACTCCTGCTGATGAGACAAAATTAAACGAAGCAAAAAAGAAATACAATATTCCTCATTCTTACATGAATGTTATTGAAGATATCAGAATTGATAAGAAGATGAAATTAAAATACCCTGGTCTTAGAAAATCATACTTTAACGGTTACAAAGAATTAGTTGCTAGAGACTTTTTTGGTAAGATTGGTGACGAAGCAAACAATATGAGATTTATTGATAGACTTAATGTGTTTACAAAATCTGGTCACTTAGAAAATACTATTGAGTTTAATGACCAAGAAAAATCATTTATTGAAAAATCAAATCACTTAGAAACTTTTGATGATGTAATTGACCTTGCAAAACAAATATTCAAATATTCTGGTGAAGAAAATTACGATAAAGAAAAAGACCCTTTATTTAAACAGTTAAAAGAAATAGAACAAGATAAACTTGACCAAGAAGAATTAGATAATCAATCAGAGCAATCTGATAGTTCAGATAGTCAGGATCCAGGTGACCAAGAACAAGAACAATCTGGTGGCGATAAAGAAGAAGATAAACAAGAAGACAATACTTCTGGTAGTTCACAAGGTAACGAAGACAAACCTGAAAACGATAATAAACAAAAAGTAGATGGTGACAAAGGTCACATGGGTGGTCATAATCCAGATTATCAACCTGAAAAAATTACTCCTTCAAAAAGTGACGGTTCATTAACTGATGAAGTATTTAATGAAGCAATGAAGTCTTTATCAAATATGTCTGAGAATACTAGAGACCGTATGTATGTTACATTACCAAGTCTTAATGAGGATGACGTTATTGTATCTACAAAACAAATTGCTAAGATATACAAAGATTACTATGTAAAATATCAATCAACTCCTAGATTGTTAGCAAATAGTGTGAATAGATTTAAAGAGTGGAAGAAATCACAATCTGGTACAATCTCTTATATGGCAAAAGAGTTTGAAATGAAAAAAGCGGCAGATAATTATAAAAAGTCTATGACAAGTAAAACTGGTATTATCAATATGAATAAAATTCACTCATATAAATTCAATGATGATATATTCAAAAAAATTCAAGTAGAACCAGGTGCCAAAAATCATGGTATGATTATGTTTATAGATTGGTCTGGATCCATGTCTCAAAATATTGATGACACAATCAAACAAACTTTAAACTTAGTAATGTTTTGTAAAGCAGTTCAAATACCTTTTAGAGTATTTGCTTTTTCAGATATTACTAGAGCTGCGTTCTATAAAAAAGACGCTGATGATGATTATGGTTATTCAAGTAGAGCAACAAGAGATATTAATAACAATCCTTTTAAACATAAACACGGTGACTTGTTTATTGAAAACGTAAACTTAATTGAGTGGTTATCAAGTGACCAAAAAACTCCTGAGTATAATGAGAATATGTTAAACTTATATAGATTTGGTGAGTATCATACTCAATATTATAATCATAGAAGAAATTATGACAGTTATGAAGAACCAATTGATATACCTAGTTGTATGAGACTTGGCGGTACTCCTTTGGATCCTGCTGTAGTTGCTTCTATAACTATTGTTAAAAACTTTATTGCTAAACATAAGATACAAAAAATGAATACAATCTTTTTAACTGATGGTTGTGGTCATTCAATGTATAATACTGTTGTTGAAGTAGATGGCAAGTTAGAATTAGATTATGGTGCTGAAAGAGCAGATTTAGTTATTAAAAATTCAATTACTAGAAAAAACTATCCTTATGAAAGTCATAGATTTACAAAATCAACTGCTGTTATATTTGATATGTTAAGACATGCTACTGGTACTAACGTTGTAGGTTTCTATGTTACAAGTAGAAATAATGCTAGTTACTATGATATATCAAATTTCTTACCAGAAGGTGCCGGTTATAATGGTGTTGACGCTGTAAGAAAACAAATGCGTAAAGATAAAGTTGGTACTATTGTTGGTAATGGTTATGATGAATTGTTTATCATTCCAAAAAAGAATTTAAAGATAGTTGACGAAGAAGCGAAGATTGATCCAGATATGTCAATTGCTAAAATGAAATCAGAATTTGGTAAGACTTTAAAAACTAAAAAGATATCCAGAGTTTTACTGAATAAATTTGTGGAAAGAGTTGCCTAAATGAAAAAAATGACTAAGTGCGACATGTTGACACAGCAATTAATTTGTAAAGCGTTGAAAAATAAAGGTTTTATTATGCCAATAACGCTTGACTTTAACCACAAACTGTGATAGGATATAGACTATATTATGAAAAAAAATGAAAGGACTACATTTATGTTAAACGAGAAACAAAAAAAGTTTGTTGACCTTGCGGTTAAAGAACTTGGTACTGATACAGTAACAAGAAAGCAAGTACAAGAAATTGAAACAAAATTTAACCTTACTGGTAACAGTTGGTTAGTAAATTCAGGAGATTACAAAGTGGGCAGAGGCGTATATAAATTACCTACTGACGGTGTTGTAAACCCTAGTAAGAATATCAAACAGAAATTGCCTAAGACTAAAGCAGTTGCTGAGACAGTTACTTTAAAAGAGACTGCTCAAAATACTGAGAGTTTAGTTCCTAATAAAGAGGCAACTTTCGTATCATTTGGTAATTACAAAGATATTAAGAATATTGTAAAATCTAAAATATTCTATCCTACATTTATTACAGGTCTTTCTGGTAACGGTAAGACTTTAGGTGTTACTCAAGCGTGTGCTGAGTTAAAAAGAGAATTAATTAGAGTTAACATAACTGTTGAAACGGACGAAGATGATTTACTTGGTGGTTTCAGACTAGTTGACGGTGCTACAGTATGGCATGACGGTCCTGTTGTTGACGCTATGAAGCGTGGTGCTCTTCTATTGTTAGATGAGATTGACCTTGCTTCAAACAAAATTATGTGTTTGCAACCTATCTTAGAAGGTAACGGAGTGTTCCTTAAAAAGATTGGTAAATTTGTTGAACCTGCTGAAGGTTTCAACATTGTTGCTACTGCCAATACTAAGGGTAAAGGTAGTGAAGACGGAAGATTTATTGGTACTAATATACTCAATGAAGCATTCCTTGAAAGATTTCCTGTTACTTTTGAGCAACAGTATCCTCCTATCAAGGTAGAACAAAAAATACTTGATAACGTTAGGGATGCCTATAACTTAAAAGATGACAAGTTTACAGAAAACCTAGTTAAATGGGCTGATGTAATTCGTAAGACTTTCTATGATGGTGGTGTTGATGAGATTATCGCTACTCGTAGATTAGTACATATCATTAATGCTTATGCTATCTTTAAGAACAAACTAAAATCTGTTCAAGTGTGTGTAAACAGATTTGATGATGATACTAAAAACAGTTTCCTTGATTTGTATTCCAAAGTTGACGCAGGCGTTAATATGGAAGACCTATCAGGAAATGTCAATGATGATGAGACAGTAGAGGATAGTAATATCTAATATGAAATTCATTCATAATGT